AATAAATGTTTATTGATGAGTCCTTTTACTCCTATCTCAAAGAGTATTAGCAGCCATCGTGCAGCACAAGGTATCATTTATGCCGATCAGATAAAGCAGTTTGGTGTAGACATCGATGTTGCCATGTCTGGCAATCTAAAGAATGTTCATGACTATGATACGATATACATCTATCATGGTAATGATTGGGGTGGAACTCTTAATCTATTTGGTGGATTGAAAGAATATGCCAATATAAATAACTTCAAAGAGTTCTGTCAGTTTAAAGGTAAAGTGTACTCGATCTGTATTGATTTTCCTGACTATCATGCGATGTTACAAGACCGCATGCGTATTTTGACGGACAAAGATAAGCAAGAAGACATAGATCCTCGGTGGCATCAAGTTGATTGGAATAATCTGAAGCGTATTCAAGATAGTGCAGAAGTCATAGATCCTAATCTCATTAAGATATATGATAAGATCTCGTGTGGTGATAGTCATGCTATCTGTATGTATCGATCTGGTTGGATGGTCAACTCAGTACCATTCAAAACCTTGTTTGGAGCTCTCAAAGAAGGTCTAGACAAATTCATATATAGCAATCAGTATAAATTTAAACAACTAGAATTTTACTTTGGCAACATTGATATTCGTCATCATCTTTGCCGCCAAGATAATTATGAACAGCATACTCGAGATCTAGTTAAGAACTATTTTGATGCAGTGCAGCAGTTCAATATTCCTGCACAGATATATGAACCTCTTCCGATTGAGAATGAGAGTCGTCCTATTCCTAAGACTGGTTGGTACAAAGATACTCCATTCTATGGTTCATGGAAAGAACGTAATGAAGTTAGAGATATATTCATCGATGAATGTAAGAAACAACAGACAGATCATGTAAAGCTCTTTGAATGGACCAAGCACATGATCAATCAGAACGGTGAACTAGACTTTTCATTTATGGAAAAGCCTAAGTCAGTTCATCTTTCTCGAGAGTTTTACCCGCATTGGCAAGGTAAAGAATATAACAATACACAGCAAGCAACAACATTAGAGGATTTCTTCTCGTGATTGAATATAAATACAATGAAAAAAAATCTATCGATACAGTAATAAAATATATCGATGCAACCTATACTGAACACTATAGCGGCAAATATCAGGCGACTGATATGATTATTGATGCTAGTCATGGCACTGGTTTTTGTATGGGCAACATCATGAAGTATGCTAAACGATACGGTAAGAAGGGAGGTTATAATCAAAAAGATCTGTTGAAGATCATTCATTATGCAATCATTGAGATGTATATTCAAGATTCGCATAATGCATCTATTTCTTCTTCATCTAAAGTTCTACCTGCATAAGAAAAGAAAGAAAAAGAAAATCATAGTGTAATGTACATATATAAATAAGTGTAGTACAATGCTGCTTTATCATGTCTTAAATGTCCTTAAAATGTCTTTATAATATTGGAGTGAAATATGTCTAATTTTGAAGTAAAAGTCGCTGTAGAAGTTCTAAGAACGCGCAAGTTATTCCTAGCGGTGCCTATGTATGGTGGTCAGTGCACAGGTATGTTTGCCCGTTCAGTCGCCGATCTATCATCTATCTGTACCCAATATGGTATTCCTCTTCAGCTTTATTTTCTATTCAATGAATCATTGATTACTCGTGCGCGTAACTATTGTGCTGACGAGTTTATGCGTTCAGGCGCAACTCACTTGATGTTCATTGACAGCGACATTGGATTCAATCCAAATGACGTTATTGCGCTTCTTGCTATTCAAGATGATGCTTCTCCATATGACGTTATCGGTGGTCCATATCCTAAGAAGTGCATCTCTTGGGAAAAGATTAAGCTCGCCGTAGATAAAGGTGTAGCGGATGAAAATCCAAATAATCTAGAAAAATATGTCGGTGATTATGTGTTCAATCCTAAATCTGGTCAAGCTCAGATCCCAATTAATGAACCAGTTGAAGTATCTGAAATTGGTACTGGATTCATGATGATTCGGCGTCGTACGTTTGAGAAGTATCAGGAAGCATTTCCTGAGCTTTCTTATAAGCCTGATCATGTTCGTACTGAACATTTTGATGGTAGTCGTGAGATCATGGCATTCTTTGATTGTATCATTGATCCAGTCTCTAAGCGTTATCTCTCAGAAGATTATATGTTCTGTTATAACGTTCAAAAGATGGGTCTTCAGGTTTGGTTCTGTCCTTGGATGCAGTTGCAACACGTTGGTACTTACATCTTTGGTGGATCTCTTGCAGATCTAGCATCGATTGGTGCCGCAGCTACTGCTGATGCTAGCTATTCACATAAAACAGGTAAGTGAGGGTATATTATGAAACTAAGTGCAAAGACGATTCACATTCTAAAGAACTTTAGCTCTATTAATCCGTCTATCATGTTCAATACTGGTAATGTACTATCGACCATTTCGCCGCTCAAGACGGTAATGGCTCGAGCTGAAATTGACGAGACGATTGAAAAAGACTTTGGCATCTTTGATTTGAATCGTTTTCTAGGAGTTCTGTCTCTGTTTGATAATCCAGAACTTCTTCTTTGTGATAATTATGTGAAGATTACCGATGGCAATAAGAGCGTAAACTTTATCTATGCTGATCCTATCACGATGATCCTTCCTCCTAATAAGGACATCAAAGTAGGTGAATCATACATACAGTTTAACTTGACTGCCGATAATCTTCAGAATCTAATGAGGGCCTCGAGTGTCCTTCAACTGCCAGAGATTGCTCTTGTTGGCGAAGATGGTCGTCTGTTGCTTCGAGCTATGGATTCTAAGAATTCTTCAAACAATACGTTTGAGCTTGAAGTAAAAGAAACCAGTAAGACGTTTAAGATCATCTTCTCTTGCAATAACCTTAAGATGATGAGTAAGTCTTATGACGTATTTGTCGCTAAAGGTATCGGCCACTTTGTGTCTGATGATGGTGTACAATATTGGATTACCACTGAATCTACTTCTACCTACGAGGATTAATAATGATTGATGTTGATAAGAAGGCGTTGAAAGGTGTACTCGATGAACTCTCTAATTCTATGCTTCGCGTGAAGTCTGAGAAGGAGTTCCAAAAAGAAGCTATTGCAGATGCCGCTGAAAAGTTTAATATGAACAAAAAGATCCTTCGCAAGATGGCTAAAGTATATCATAACAACTCATTTACTGAAGAAGTAATGGAAATGGAGGAATTTCAGACCTTATACGAATCTGTTGTTATTTAATTGATTGGAGTTTTATATTATGATTCGTGATGATTTTTTGTGGTCTCAGCTTTATCGTCCTAAAACGATTGAGCAGTGCATTCTTCCTACTGATTTGAAGAATACTTTCCAACAATTCGTAGATAAAGGTACAATTCCTAATATGCTCTTGACTGGCCGAGCTGGAGTGGGTAAAACCACTGTGGCTCGAGCCATGCTCGAGCAGCTTAATTGTGATTATATAATTATCAATGGATCGATGAATGGCAACATCGATACTCTTCGTGTAGATATTAGTCAGTTTGCTTCTTCTGTGTCATTAATGGGTGGAAGAAAGTATGTTATCCTAGATGAAGCAGACTATATAAATCCAAATAGTACTCAGCCTGCTTTGAGAAACTTTATGGAAGAATTCTCAAAGAATTGCGGGTTTATCCTTACGTGCAACTTCAAGAACAAGATTATTGAGCCGCTTCATAGTCGATGCACAGTCATTGACTTTAAGCTTCCTAATAATGAGAAAGCTAAGCTAGCTTCTCAATTCATGAAGCGCATCAAAAATATCCTTGATACAGAAAAAGTTCAGTATGATGATGGTGCAGTCGCTGAAGTCATTAGCAAGTACTTTCCAGATTGGAGACGAGTGCTCAATGAACTTCAGCGTTATTCTGCCACGGGTAAAATCGATAGTGGTATCCTTGCTAATCTAGGCGATGAAAGCTTTAAGACACTATTCGGCCATTTAAAAGCTAAATCGTTTAGCAGCATGCGAAAGTGGGTAGGAGAGAACAGTGATATTGAATCTCATGTCTTATTTCGTAAGATCTATGATAATGCTATTCAATATATTAAGCCTGCATCTATCCCTCAATTAGTGTTGATCATCGGTGACTATCAGTTCAAAGCTGCATTCGTTACTGATCCTGAAATCAATACTGTAGCATGCTTGACTATGATCATGACAGAGTGTGAATTTGTATGAGCTTTTTCGACTTCGTAAATGCTATCAACGATACGAAGAAGAACCTAATGGTAGGAACTGAAAATGACGAGTTGGCTGAGAAGGGATATACTCCTTTCATGGTCAATAAGTCATTATCTTATTTTGTTGATACCATTCTATATGCAAATGAAATCAATCAATATGCTCATCTAGATAATAAACTACAGTTTGAATATTATCTAAATGGTATTCCTAAAAAGAAACGGTTTAGCAAATGGTCTAAAAAGGTCGAAGATAAAGATATTGAAGCTATAACTCAATATTATCAATGTAACTACACTCGCGCCGCAGAAATCCTATTAATTATAAATAAAAAAGAATTGGATCTGCTAATAAATAAATTACAAAAAGGCGGAGTGATAAAAAAATGAGTATAGTTGATTCCCTAGTTGAGGTGAGTCTCTTAGAACCAGAAGATTTCCTTAAAATAAAAGAAACATTGACCCGTATTGGAGTAGCATCGAAGAAGGATAATACGCTTTATCAATCATGTCATATTCTGCATAAGCAGGGCAAATATTATATTGTGCATTTTAAAGAGTTGTTTATGTTAGATGGTAAGCCATCTAATTTCTCTGAAGATGATATGTCCAGAAGGAACACTATTACTACTTTATTAGAGCAATGGGGTTTACTTAAGGTAGTACGGCCAGAATATATTGCAGAACTAATAGTTCCTATCAGTCAGATTAAGATTATCTCTCATAAAGAAAAAGATAATTGGGAATTAGTCGCTAAATATAATATTGGTCGGCGAAAGTAATATAAATAGATTTTGAGATTGCCATGCCTTCGGGGTGGC